GAAGGCCTGATATGGGGTGGCCCCCAGCCCGATGGTTTATCGGGAAGTTTCAGGGAACCAAGTCACTGGACCCTGTTAAGATGAAGTACGTCACTGACTTCATCACGAACCACCTCTGTGAAGGTCTCGCTGCATCGAGCATAACTGCTCTGCAGCCTTATCCTCTGGAGTTCGCCTTAAATGGCGACAAGGACGACTTTTACCTCCGCTCTATGAAGCTCAATACTTCGGGCGGAATAGCCTTTGCGGGCTCTAAGCGCAAGTATGTCGAACCGAAACCCTCCGATAACAAGGACCCTTCCTACATGCCCATCTACGACGTAAAGCGTCAGATGACTGCTCAGGTTGAGGCCTACTCGCGGGGTGAGTGCTCGCATCCACTTTTGGGTGCGCAGCGCAAGGACGAGGCACGTAGTTTTGAGAAGGTGAAAGCGGGCAAGACGCGCATTTTCGCGATGAGCTCGTTCGAGGCTACCATCCTTCAGCGGATGTACCTCGCACCTTTCTACACACTCATGGTGCAGTTCGACAACCTTTTCGGTTCCTCCATTGGGATCAACATGCATTCGACTGACGTTGACAACTTCGTTAACTCTCTTCTGGAGTTTTCGCCTCTCCTTATGGAGGGTGACTACTCTGGTTACGACACCAGCATGCCCTTTGACATTGGACTCGCTGCCGCGACCGTCACGTACGACGTTCTCGAACGCCTTGGCTATAACGACGATGCCTTGGAGGTCGTGCGCGGTTTGCTTTCCGACAACCTTTTTCCTACTTTCGTCCTCGACAACGATGTTATCACTGCGCCTGGTTTCCAGCCCAGTGGTAAGTACGCTACCGCTGAAGACAACTCTCTTCGCGGTCTCATTCTGCTCGTTTACGCTTTTGTCGACCTAGTGGTTTTTCCACATGGTTTCGAGCTCAACATCCACACGGACGACTTTTTCAAATACGTCTTGCCCCGTATCTACGGGGATGACCTCCTTGCCGCTGTAAAGCCAGAGGTCCAGCATCTTTACAACAACGTCACTTACCAAAAGTACTGTGAAGACGTATATGGAATGGGTTTCACCAATGCTCTCAAGACTCAAGAAGTCAAGCCGTTTCTTACCATCCAAGAAGCGTCTTTCCTCAAGCGCCACTTTGTCTGGCGAGAGGATCTGCAGCACTGGGTTGCCCAGTTGGATCGCAAGTCCATCATGAAGTCGATCGTGCACTACCTTCCGTCCAAGGTGGTGTCGGTCGAAGAACAACTGACTGACGCATGCGTTTCTGCGCTGCGTGAGCTCTTCTTCTACCTCTCGCGTGACGAGTTTCAAGCTCGCCGCGAGCGTTTTGTTCAAGTTGTTTGCGAGGTGTTTGGCACCCCGCGAGACGAGGCCCTGGCCGTCTTTCCTGTGTGGGAGGTGATCCTGGACCAAGTCTACCCACCGGAGCCTCTTGTTACTCCGATGGACCTAGAGTGAGAACGTGCGTTCGCTGCTCACTCTGTACATATTTCTCTTGTTGAGTTTCGAGCACTCTTCAGGTAGTATTTGCTCGCAGTCGCACTGAGCCGACGAACTGGCGTGTAATTTTACTTTGCGACTTTGTATTTATTTGTATATACTATGGATAAATCTACTACTTCTTCAATTTTGTACACCATCCCTGACTGGATGAAAAACTTGTCACTTTCTGAATTGCGTGCTCATGCTGAGTACGCGTTCAACCCTGCTACGATGCGCGCTTATAATAGTCGCGTGCGTGAGCTCGCCATTGCAGATGCTGGCCAGCGCTCAGAGAAGCTCATTGCTGCTCGCGCTCAAAGGGCCAATATTGCTCGTGAAGCTCGTGCTCATCATGGCACTCCTCTGGTGTCAGAGTCCGCTACGGAGACAATTGCGGAAACTATTGCA